TAAACTAAATATAGTTTTTGCTATATAAAAATAAACAATATGAACTCCAGTACAGACCACGAAAAAATATTTTTTAATTATTTTCTTAAGAAGCCACATTATCTAAAAAGTACTGGTCCAGGATTCTTTTCAAACAATGATTTAGATCATATAGCAAAATTATCAAAAAAGTTTTATACTGATTTTGGTGAAAGTCCTTCAAGAGAACAAATGAAGGCACTCATTAAAGATGATCCTAATGAAATTCCAGATAGCATAGTATCCAGTATTTATGATATTAATATTAATGAATATGACCAAGATTGGTTAAAGAGAACTGGTGAAGCATGGGTTAAATGGAAACACTTTGATAAACAATTAGTAAGAACTATTGAATATGTAAAGACTCAAGATGTATCACCAGAAAATGTTGAGGATGTTGTAACTCGTGCAATCGGTATGATCTCAACAGAAGGATCATTAAATTTTGATACTGATATTGGATTAGATTTTTTTAAACCAGAAGATCATGTACAAAGAACATCAAAGAAAATAGAAACTGGTTGGACTTTTGTAGATAATGTATCAGGTGGTGGGTATGATACAAAATCTTTAATAGTTTATGCAGGAGAACAAAATATTGGTAAATCTATATGGTTAGCCAATGATGCTGCAAATTTTGTTAGGATGGGCCATAACGTAGTTTTTATTACTGCTGAAATGTCGGCTCAAAAAGTATTAAAAAGAATAGGTTCTAATCTATTAAGTATTCCGATGCCACAGTATGATGAAAAAACTGGTAATAGAGATTATATGAAAAGGCGTTTAGAAAAAATATCTCGAGGTTTATTACCACCAGGTAAACTTTTTGTAAAGGAAATGCCAACATCACAAGGTACTGTTTTAGATATAGAAGCATACTTAAAAGATTTAGAAGAATCACAAGATCATAAAGTAAATGTATTAGTTGTAGATTATATTAATATTCTTGCAAATTATAGAAATCCTAATACTGAAAACACTTATATGAAAATAAAACAAATTGCTGAAGATCTTAGGGCATTAGCAGTTAAGAGAGATATGTTAGTAATTTCAGCCACACAGATTAACCGTGGTGCATGGGATGCTACTGAAGTAAGAATGGAAAATATTGCTGAATCTGCTGGTCTTGCGCATACTGCAGATGTTATGTATGCATTAATCCAAGATTCAATGATGCATGCAGAACGTGAATATTGGCTAAAGGTGTTAAAAATTAGAGATGGGCAAGGTAAAGGTACACGTTGTAGGTTCAATATTGATTATGAACATATGAGGTTAACAGAAACAGATGATATAAATTAAATAAAATATATGTGGGGCAGAAAAAAGAAACCAAAATTAGATGAGAATGGAAAACCAATTCCAGTAAAGCTAGCAGATAAAGATAAGATCTTTAATAATTCATACGGTGATCAGGACGTAACAGAAAATAAAGTAAATTTTACTGTTGCTGCAACTTATGGTGATAGTATGGATCCTGATGATAGGATGCATTATGAATTACTTATTAAAAAAATTGATAAGATTGTTAAGGGTAGTGAATTTGAGCATTTAAATGAAGCAACGCCCGACGGTGTTATTAAAAAATTAAATAAAGTCCAGATTAACAGAGTGTATTCTTTTGTGATAGAAAACTTAGGTGACGGGTATACAAGAGTAGATTTATTTAGTGTCATATCAGATTACTTTGATGTATTTCCTAATAAATTTTATAATTCACTTTCCAATAAATTTAAGGATGAACTTATTAAAGAATTAGATGATAAGTATAATATCCTAGAAAAAAGAAAAATCAGAAAATTATTTTAATATGGCAAGAGTATGGATGGTAAGTGATTCTCATTTAGGATGTAGGTCAAATTCTGTATTATGGTTAAGCATTATCGAGGATTACTTTTTTGAATTTTTTATACCTTTAGTTAAAAAGGAATATAAAGAAGGTGATGTTCTTTATCATTTAGGAGATGTGTTTGATAATCGTCAGAGTGTTAATTTAGCTGCACAGGATTTAGCAATAAGAGTGTTTGAAGAATTAGGTAAAATATTTCCGGATATACACATCATAGTTGGTAATCATGATATTATGAGAAAGAACTCTAATGATATAGCATCTGTGGATTGTTTAAAATATTTACCTAATGTTACTGTTCATAAGCAACCTAAGATTTTAAAGTATGGGGATACTAAATGTTTACTTATGCCGTGGCGTAGAGATCATGCTCATGAAAAGGAAACTTTAGATTCTATTAAAGAAAATATTGATTATATGTTTTGTCATACTGAAACGAGAGGTGTACAAACTTCACCTAGTACAAAACATTTACATGAAGGAGGTAATGATGTCGGTATATTTAAAAGATTTAAAAGAGTATACTCTGGTCATATTCACTATAGACAAGATAAACAAAACTTTGTGCTTGTAGGTAACCCTTACCAAATGACAAGATCTGATAGAGGAAACCAAAAAGGTATTTATGTATTAGATTTAGAGACAGGTAAGCATAAATTCTTTATGAATAAGAGGAGTCCAGAATTTATAAGGTATTATATTAATGATATCTTAGAGATGCGTATGGATGATATAAAGAAAGAAATAAAGGATAATTTTGTAGATGTTTTTATTCCATCAAATGTACTAGGTAAATATAACATTAATATGTTTATGGATTATTTGGACGGTGTTGCTAGAAAATTAGAACCTAGAATTTATGATGAGGAAAATCCTTATGATAGAGAAGATGGAGAATTATCTGATTTTAATGGAGAACTTAACTTAATGAATATTGCAGCAGAATATATTAATTCTCTAGAATATGAAGATGATCTTAAGGATAGATTAAAGACATCAGTACAAGATTTATATAAAAGAACATTATCACCTAACCATGAAGATTAAAAAGGTAGAATTTAAAAACTTTGCAAGTTACGGCAACCGCACACAAGTAATAGAATTTGATAAAGATAAAAGTGATCTTTATTTAGTTCTTGGTGGAAATGGTGCAGGTAAGAGTACACTTGCTAAAGTAATTACATATTTGTGTTATGGTAAAGTTGAAGGCTCTACATTAAAAGATTTACCAAATAGAGTGAACGGTGCCCTTTGGGGTAAGATTCATTTAGAATCTAAAAATAACACTGTTGAAATAGAAAGAGGAATTAATCCGGGTATTTTTAATGTTAAAATAAATGGATCTGAATATGATGTTGCAGGTAAAGTAAACTTACAAGATTTTTTAGAAACAGAAATTTATGAAATACCTTATCATGTATTTAAGAATGTAATTATTTTGTCTGTAAATGATTTTAAGTCTTTTATTACAATGTCACCTTATGACAAGAAAAGAATCATTGATAAGATATTTGGGTTTTCTATTATTAATGAAATGGCTGAAGCTGTTAAAGAAAAGAGGAGAACTATCATTGAGGAGATCCGAACTTATGATGATGAAATAAGAACTCTTAATGAATCTATAGAATCTGTAATTGATAAAATAAAGCATTTTGAAAAGGTTAGTAAAAATAAAGATGCTGAAAAGGTTAAAATTCTTAAGGAAAAATTATTACAGTTAAATGAAAACAGAAAAAAACTAAAAGATCTTACATCTGCAACAAAGGTTAACTTAGAAAAATTAGACGAAGATTCAAGAAAGCAAAACAATAAAAAATCAACACTAAATTCTAAGATTAATACTGTTAAGAAAGAACTTAAGCTATATGAAAACAATGAATGCCCTACATGTACAGCACCTCTTAATTCTGATTTTCACTTAGATATTAAAAAAGAAAAACAAGATTCTTTAGATTTATTATTTACTGAATGGAATCAAATAAAGGACGATGCAGAAAAGGCTGAGACTGAATTAGCCGATCTTAGACAAAAAGGTAGAAAGATACATGTTAAGGTTGGTCAGTTAGAAACTCAAATGGAAGCTATTAAAGATAAGTTAATTGAAATGGCTGATAAAGATGAATCTGAATCAGGCTCTCATCTTAAGCAATTAGTAAAAGATTTTAAAAACCGTAAAGATGATAAATCTACAGGTAAGTTAAAAAGCGAAGGGCAGGATTACTATTTAACTATCCTAGAAAATATTATGGGTGAAAATGGAATTAAGAATCTAGCAGTAAGATCTATACTCCCTTCTTTTAATAACCACATTCAATTAATGGGGAGAGAGATGGGAATACCTTTTGGGATTAGATTTAATGAAAAATTTTATTGCTCCCTCCATCATTTAGGAACAGAGATTAGCCCTAAGACGCTAAGCACAGGCGAAAAGAAAAAGGTTGATTTTGTAATTATCATGGCATTAATAAAAATGATTAAGGTTAGATTCCCATCACTAAACATTTTGTTTTTAGATGAAATCTTCTCTTCTATTGACTCTGATGGTGTACACCATATAATCAACATACTTCATAATACAATACAAGATATAGGCCTCAATACATTTGTTATTAACCATACAGTTTTACCAAGTGAATATTTCGATAAAAAAATTGAAATAACTAAAGATGGTGGCTTTAGTGAATTTAACATTGAATCTATTGGATAAATAGAATATAAACAAAGTCTAATAGATGTCAGCATATAATCAAGAATTTAATAAAGATAATACTATACTTAGATACCTAACTGTTGGTATGTTAGCTGAACTTAGCAAAAAGGTATATTATTATAATCAAATAGATGAGGATACTTTAAAAAAGATTGAGGTACCTTTTTTCTATTCTATATCTGGTAATGAAAGATTTCTTTTAGATAATTTTATGTTTGATGCCGAAAAGGCAGGTAAAGCAATTGGGGATTATGAAGTAGTTCCTCGTGGTATTATACAAATGAATTCAATGTCTATTAATGCTGATGAACAGACCAATAAATTTACAAGAGCCGAGTTTGTAAGAGAATGGGATGGTGTATTAAAGACATTTTCTTTAATGACTAACTTTTTGCCAATAACTATAGGATTCGGTGTAACTATAATATGTTCTAATAATTTAGAGATGTTAAAGGTTACTGAGGCTATTATGAGTAAATTATATAAGGGTACTCTATTTAATGTAGATTTAGGTATGTTCAGAGTTAATGCCTCAATGTCAGTACCAGAAGATTATTCACAAGATAGGTTATTTGAATGGGGTCTTAATGATAAAAAGGAATTTCAAGTTACTTTTGATATGGAATTAAAATCATTTATGCCAGTATTTGAAAGTGGTATTTTATTGCCAGAAATTGATTTTATTACTAAAGAAGCTATGGCATCAAATCCTAATGCTTCGGGTGTTGGTCAACTTAGGTGTGATGATAATGGAAATATGGGAATTTATTTTGGTGGTGTATTTCAAACATTTAAATTTTCTGATGATGATATACGAGTAGCACCTATTACAACATTACAGAGTAATAGTGGATATAATAGTACAACCAGCAAAGAAGTTGGCGGACCTTTTGATAATAGAGAGATCGATTCTTCCCCAAAGGTTAAAGAAACTGATGATAGTAAGACTTATCGTAATGCTAATAATGATGAAGGATAATTAACTCTAAGTTCTTAGAATATATAAAACAAATCAAATTCTATAATATGGAAAAAGTTATTAAAGAAGGACAAACTCAAGTTTACTCCGGTGGTGCTATTGACCGTCAATATGGTGTTAATACTGATGCTCCTTACCTTAATATGCCACCTCAGCAATTAATTGATATTGTTGGTGTTTTGTTTGCCCAGAGTGGTAAAACTAAATTAGATGGCAAAAATGGTAAAGTAGTTGAAAATGGACCTATGACAGATTCACAAGTACTTTCAATTCTTGTAGGTATGGGAACCCCTCAACAATTAGCGATGAGTGCTATTAACGCCTTTAAAGGAAATCAAACAGAAATTACAGAAAATAATAATAAACAAAAAAATCATAACGAAATGAAATTTACAATTGCTGAACTGCATGAAAATGTTATGAAGAGCATTGAAGCTTTAAAGGTAATGAATTCGGATAATTCCAGAGTTTCTTATTCTGCTAACAATGCGCTTAACATTTTAGAAGAATCTTTAAAGGTATTCCCTATGAGATTTAAAAACGAAGAAACTGAAGTTATTAGTGAAGAGATAGAAAACAGTGTTAACCCTATGTTAAAGTTTAACATTGCTAAATCACTTCATTCTAAATTAGCTTTTGCTGATTGGTTAAACCCAATCAAAGAATTAAGATCCTATATTAATGGAGCTTATGAAGATACAAAATGGTCTTTCAGGGTAACTGAAGCTATTGCCCGTACACAAACACAAAAAGGTAAAATGTATGAAGGCTTAGTAAATGATCTAGAAAGTTTATTAACAGAATCTTCTGATTCTATTAAATCTAAATTTTCTGCAATTGCTGCAAAGAATCCATGGTCAATGGATTGTAAATCTATTCTTAATGAAATGAAAGCAGAAGATAATAAAGCTACTGCAAATGGAAGTGGAACAATTTCTACTATTCTTTCACCGGTTTTAGAATCAGAAAAAGGATTAACATTCCACTTACATGGAAAAAATTATAACTTTGATGGAAAAACAATTACCGAAGCTGAAGTTAAAGATTCTAGGTTCTTCGATATATTAGAAGGTTTAGGAATGTTTAAGAATATGAATAATACTTTAGTTACTTTTGGTGAAGGTAATGACAGAACATTGGAATACAATTTAACAGAAGGTACAATTAAATTAGGAACTAAAGATTTAACAAACGCTAGTATAATTGAAGTAAAAGAATCTTTAATGGCTCTTAACTTCTTTGGATATAGAAATCAATGGAAAATTGATAAAGTATGTAAATTCTTTGAATCTGTTGATCTTCTTGCTGAAATGGATAACTTTACTAATATCACATCAAACGAATACAAAAATCTTAGTTTAACTATGATTAATGTAAATGAAGGTGTATATGTAAATAAAGTTAATTCTGCAATGCATTTAAATGAAATGGTATTTGTATCGTCTGCAACCGAGACAGTTAAATTAGTTAAGGAATTTATTAACTATGATGCTTCTCCAATATTATCAGAAAAATTAATTTCTGAAAATAATGAAGTTGCTAAAGTTGAAAAAACAAGATCAGATATCTCAGATAAAATTTCATTTTTAGAAGAAAAGAAAGCAAAAGTAAAAGAAGCTATTAATAAGCTTGGTGAAACTGATGAACTTACAGAAGCAATGAATCTTTTAGAAGAGGAAATTTCTAAGTTTGAAAAATCTTTACAAGAAACATATGACAAAGTTGTGTTAGGTGGTAATAAAGGCGATAAGTCTAAAACACACGATGGTGAAGATTTTGAAGAAGAAGATGAAAAGAAAGAAGAAGCAGTAACAGAAAAAAAAAGCCGTAACGATTATTTAGACGACGGGTTTGTTGAAGCTGAGATTGCTAAAAGCGGAAATGGTCTTAAAAAGGGTATGGAAGTTTTCGTAAGTGCTGAAGATTATACTTCTTTAGGTGATAATGATCAATTAGAATGTATTGATCCTAAAACTGGAAAAACTACAATTTGCCCAAAGAGTCAATTGAATGTTAAGATATAATAAATCTAATTAAAACAAAGAGCCGGTAGTAATAATAAACTATCGGCTTTTTTTGTATATAATAATAAACAAACAATTACAAATGGCAAGAAAAAGAAATTACTTAAACAATAGAGATCTTCTTGAGCAAATAGTTTTATCCAAGGAACAAGATGAATTAACACCAAAGGCGCTAGAATTTCTAATGCTATTGGCGGATAAATGTTCTAGAAAATTATCATACGCAAACCCTGATGATAGACAAGACTGTATAGCATCTGCATATATGGATTTATTTAAATATTGGAGAAACTTTAATCCAGAAAAATCAACTAATGCCTTCGCTTATTTTACTGAAATATGTAAAAGAGGATTTGCAAAAGGATGGAATAAACTTCATCCTAGAAAATATGCAGGAACGGTTTCAATTAATGGTAGCGCCGATAGCGACGGTATTTATACAATATAAATTTTAAATGAGCATTAAAAAGGTAAAACCTACTTCAAAGTCTGGGTTTAAACAAGGGTATTATAATCCTATTAATCCACAAAAATATATAGGCCCTCATCCTATCATATATAGAAGTAGCTGGGAACGTAAGTTTTGCCATTGGTGTGATCATAATGAACAAGTAATAAAGTGGGCATCTGAGCCTTTTTCTATAAAATACTTTAATATGTTGGATAGTAAGTTTCATAATTATTATCCAGATTTTTATATGAAAATGGATAAAGCTGGTATAATTGAAGAATATGTAGTAGAAATAAAACCTAAAGCTCAATTACAAAAACCTAAACCACCAAAAAGAAAAACAGCAAAGGCACTCAAAAATTTTAAACATGGATATGAAACCTATGTTAGAAACCTTTGTAAAACTGAAGCATTAAACAAGATGGCAAAACTGAGAAATTTTAAAGTAATGCTTTTAACAGAAGACTCAAAATTATTCTAATGGCAATAGTAGGATCCTTTCAAGAAGATTTAGATATTTACCTCGCAGATTATAAAGGTAGGACCGGTGCTTCTAAGCAATCAGATAAAGACCTTAAGACTATTGGTAGTAAAGTAAAAGGATTATTAGATAACGGTAAAATGTATTCTTTTGAATATTTTACACCAGATGAAACTTTTTATGATACCAATCCTTTAGTATTAGGTTTAGGTAAAAGTGACAATGATCATCAACTAGGATTAAATCTTCATTATATTCCTTATGATGCTAGAGTACCTTTTCTTTCCGATGTATTTAAATCATTTAAAAGTATTATATCTTCATCGATAAATAAGTCACCAGGAAACCCATTAGCTCAACCTAGATTAAGTGAATTTACTTATGATAATTTAAAAAAATCATTAGGGAGAAAATATAATATTACTTATGCTATTAGGCAATATAGATTAGATAGAATAAGAAAACCGAGGATGTTAGGTTATGAAGATTGGTATATAGGTGCTGTTAGCAATCAAAATCATTTTTTTGGTGGAAATATTAATGAGGCACAAGCATTATACTACAAGAATATATAAACAATAAAAGATAAAACAATATGGCAGGTTTTACTGATAGAAGAGGACCCTTAAGTACAGGAAATCCAGTAAGGAAGATTTTAAAGGATCTTTCTAATTTAGGCATGGCTTACGATGATATGATCATCCGTAATTCTCGTGCTGTAGGTTTCACTGAAAATCAAATGGGTTATACTTTTAATCCAATGGGTTCAGATTCCGATGATATGTATAGCGCATTTGCTGCACTATCATTGACAGATACCACAATGAAAAAGAATATCTCTATATTTGATAGGGATTATGAAAGAAAGCGAGATGAGCTTAGACAATATGCAGTACAAGATGAAATAGAAGACATCTTAGATGTAATCACTGATGAAGCAATTGTATTTGATGAATCTAACTTTATGGCGTATTCAGATTTTCATGGACATATTGCAAGTTCTATTGAAGATGAGATTGGTGATGTATACAATAACCTTTATAATTACTTTGGTTTTAATGATTCAGTTCAGCCGTGGAATTATTTTAGGAAATGGTTAGTAGATGGATTCCTTGCCTTTGAGATAGTATATAATGATAAACAGACAGAGATTATAGGATTTAAGGAATTGGATCCTATTTCCTTAATGCCCGGTATTGATACTGACACTGGAAAGAAGCAATGGGTACAATATAAAGGGCAAGGTGCTAAGGAGAGAAAGTTATGGGATTCGCAAATTATATACCTTTCATACTCACAAGTAAATTCTCCGATGAGAATATCTTATGTTGAAAGATTAATAAGATCATTTAACCTTTTAAGAATTATGGAAACGACTAGAATTATCTGGGCTGTTTCTAATGCTTCATTTAAAACTCAATTTATTATACCTGTTGGTGGTAAATCTAAAACGAGAGCAAAACAATCATTGGCTTCATTAATGAATTCATATAGAGAAGTGGTTGATTTTAACCAAGAAAGTGGTGAAATCGTAACTAATGGAAAACCAATGATGCCATTCAATAAAGAATACTGGTTACCTTCCAAAGATGGTGAATCACCAGAGATTAGTACAATTGGTGGAGATGGGCCAGACTTAGGGGATACTGAATCTCTTAAATATTTTGCAGATAGATTAAAATTAGCTTCTAAAATACCTTTTTCAAGATTTGATAAAGAAGGGGGTAATACTTATGATATGGATGCTAGTGGTATGTTAAGGGATGAAATTAAATTTTCTAAATTTGTTGATCGCCTAAGGTCTATATTTCAGGAAATATTAGTTAAACCTATGTATCTTCAAATGTGCCTTAATCATCCTGAATTAAAAAATGATATTTCTTTTAAATCTGGATTAGGTCTTAATTTTGTTAAAGATAACGTTTTTGAAGAAATGAAAGAAATGGAATTACAAACAAAACGAGTTGATTTTATTGGTAACCTTAAAACTCAATTAAGTACCATGACTGCAGATATGGAGGAAATTCCATACTTCGATTTAGGATTCTTGGTTAAGAGATATGGTGGCTTTACTCGTGAAGATTTAAAAGCTAATGCTAGAGCAAAGGAAAGAGCAGATTTAGAGAAGGAAAAATATTCAGAAGAAGATATTGAAAAGATCCTTTTAGGTGCCGATAAGGCAGATTTTAAACCGGAGAAGACAGAAGGTGCAGCAGATGAAGATCCATTAGCAGACCTCTAACAAAAACTCCACAAAGATTGTAATATATAAATCAAATAACTAGAGAAAATGTCAGGAAAAAAATTATTAATTCTTGAAAGACAGAAATCAAATTTAGATATAACTACCGGCGAAGACGGTTCGGTTGTCCTAGAAGGTGTATTTACCGAATTTGACGTCAAGAACAAGAACAACCGAATTTATGAGGAGAAAGAAGTAATGCCTCACATTAATGAATTACAAGAAAAGGTTAAGACCAATAAACTTCTAGGAGAATTAGACCACCCTAAAGATTTTGATGTTAGTTTAGCTAACGTATCTCATGTTGTGGAATCTTTAGATTATGATAAGGATAAAAAACAAGTTATTGGTAAAATAAGATTATTAAATACTTCTAAAGGTAAAGAAGCTCAGGCTCTTATTAAAGATGGTATTCCTTTACATATTTCGAGTAGAGCTGCTGGTACAGTAGACGAAAATGGTAAAGTTAAAATTAAAAAGTTTTTTACTTATGACTTAGTTGCAGATCCTGGCTTTGAAAATGCTGAACTGTCCAGAGTAAATGAATCTTTTGGCCTAAGTAATGAAGATGGTATATTAATTTACGAAATGGAAGAAACTGAAAATAACAACAATAATAAAAAAGATCTAACAATGGAAAATAAAAACTATGTATCCGTCGAAGATTTTCAAAAGTATACTGAATATGTATCTGGAGTTCTAAGTAACGTTAAAGAATCTACTAATTCTAATAATGATGAGGTAATGGAAAAACTTATTAAGTACACCGAGCATATTGCAGAGAAAGTAAATCAGGTTACTGATTATGCTGAATACTTATCAGAAAACTTAGACAAAAATATTTCATATTCTGAC